CCAGTTGCTCCAGTGGTTGTTGTTTGTAATACTAAATACCCATCTCCATCATCGCTAGCTGCTGCTAAACCAGTAATAGTATCTCCATCTATAGCAGCTTTTATTTCAGCTAATGTTACTGCGGTTGTATCACCAGCTCCATCCTTTAAATTTACTTCACCAGTACCAAGGTTAGTTGTTATAGTTAAATTGTAGTTAACTGATAGATCTACAGCAGTAGATAAATCTATAGTACCAGTTATAAGAGCTGTTTCAGCAGCACCGGTTTCTATTATTATTCCTATCTCATTTAACCATATAAGTTCTTGTCCATCTGAAGGGAAGAAAGCTCTTATTATTAAATCAGCATCCTCATTAAAAGCTAAATCTGCGAACTGTGTTTCCATTATACTTGGAGTTGTAGATTGAGAATAACTTCCATCTGAAACTCTCCAAGCTCCAGACAAATAGTAATACCAAGTAGCTCCAATTTTTACTACATAAGTTGTATCAGGATGTGCGGTAAGATTTAAATCTACTACTTCACCATCTACAAATCCAGTTCCAAAATGGATATCAACATAAGGTTCAGTATCATCATATTGTTGCATAGCAGTGGTTTCTACTGTATATGCTCCATTGTTTTGATATTCATTGTATACTAATAGTTCATCATATCTATAGGTGTCACCAGTATTTGATTGTAAGTATAAATAAGTGCTATCACCTCTACTAAATCCAGTTGCTACCAATCCAAGTTGTGATCCATTAATAAATACCTGCGCTAATGATTCGTTCCAATTTAATTCAAAAGCAGTCCAGTTAAGGTAGTAGTTACTCCATAATCCTAAATCTTCATTTACTTGAGTATCTCCATCATTATCATACATTCTTAATATAATATGAGAAGATGTATTATGAATAAGTGATATTTTATTTGTATCTCCACTACCATTATTAAGACTCATTATTTCAGCATTTGCTATAGGAGCATTAGGTATAACTGCTGTTCCTACCGCAGTAAGGAATGTTATTAAACTATTTAATCCAGAAGTTGTTTCTGCTATTAAAATACTATCGCCTAAAGTATCATTAGTTATTCTTATGTTAGAATCGCCAGTTATAGTAGCAGTTGCTCCTGTTAATGATAGATTTAAAGCATTACTAATATCTAACATTGTATCACCATAATCAAGATTTATTTGAGTATCTCCAAATAAAACTCCGGCAAGAGATATTCTAAAATGATATGAATCACCTCCAACTGGAACAGTTGGATCGGTAGTTGCGGTAAAATCTTGATAACCACCATCGTTATTAAAATTTGGCCTTATTCTAAATTTAACTGAGCCTTCTGTGGTTACTGTTTCAAAGTTGTCTATATTATATTTAACGTAGCCACCATTTGAAATCATCACATGCTGTCCAAATACCCCAAAATTCTCAATACTTTCAGTGTCACCAGTTACAGCAGTAGTTGTTCCAACTGCATAATCAGCATCAACATCAGTATCAAATGAAACAGCCAGAACTAAATCACTTGGATACCCAGCAAGTTCTATTCTGCCAGTTGTATCGCCATAAAATGAGCTATCTGTGCTGTAGTCTAAATAATTAAATCTCTCTGTAACAGCCATTATCTTTTAACCTCTATAAGTTTAGTAAGTCTAATTTCATATCTTCCAGAAGATGATATAGTTTCTATTACTCCCTCAAACAAGCCTTCGTTCTTAACTTCAACTTGACAAGTCATATCATCTCTTCTATGTACTATTTTCTTTGTTTTATCCGTTGGGTGTACTGTAATTATTCTATTCATCTTTCTGGTTTTATCTTTACTTAAAAAAAGTTGAAGAAAATTAAAAAAACCTTTATAATATATATATGAATGGAAAACTACGTGTCTTAGGTGAGTTATTTCTTTCTGGGGAAGATATTTCAAAAGGTGATAAAATATTAGATATTTTTGTTAGAGACGATCTAAAAGTTGTTGGAATAGATGTTCTTATGGTAAATAATTGGGATGGTTCTACGGAACGCTACGCATGGGCTTGGAAGTTATAGTATGAATAAGAAACTTGAATTCCTAGGAAATATCTTTAATAGAGATGTAGAGAATTATACACACGCTAAAAAACGTTTATTTAACACTATTAATGAAAAAGTATACTTTTATGTTAACGAATACTCAATAACATTTTTAGACAATATGGATTGCTTTACTGTATGGATATATAATGAACAAGAAACTTGAAATCCTAGGAAAAATATTCTTAGAAGGAAATAAACGTTTAGGGGAAAGTATTTATTGTAAAACAGACATAGTTTCATACTGGTGTGGAGAAAGAGTTGAATTAAGATATTCTAACATTGTAGATTATTTTGAAGCTTATAGTATATTTGTAGAATACATATGGGAAAAGAAGTTGTTGTTTGGTACAGAGGTAAATATAAAACTTGATAAAAAAGTTTAAAAATAGTATAATTAATTAAAAGAAAAGGGAGAGGTGAATGGATAGGAATGCAATAGCGTTTAAGGTTCAAGAAAAGGTAGATTTTGGTTTCTCAAATTTTAATTTTGACAAAAGTGCGCCCACTAAAATCAGTAGCGCAAACGTAAATTACGAAACACTAAGAACAGAACTGGTTAGATTAATAGATCTAGTAACTAAAGGAAGGAAGTTTGAAAACTTCCAATCTTTATTTATTTATGGACCTACGGGCGTAGGTAAGTGTTTTTATAAAGGTACTAAAATATTAATGTATGATGGAACTATAAAAAACGTAGAAGATATTATAATTAATGATGTTATAATGGGCGTGAATTCTAAACCAAAAACTGTTATTAGTACCACATCTGGTAAAGAAATGATGTATGATATAATCCCAATTAAAGGGGAAAAATATAGAGTAAATGAAAGTCATATATTGTCATTAAAAATGACAAATACAACAAGTCACGGAAAATTAATTAATGGAAAAATCATTAATATTTCAGTAAAAGACTACTTACAAAAGTCTAAGTATTTTAAACATTGTGCTAAAGGATATAGAGAAAAAGTAGAAACGTTTAATTCTATAAAAACTGACATAAAATACTTAGAACCATATTTTCTTGGTTTATGGCTTGGTGATGGAAATTCAAGATGGACCGATATAACCAATATTGATAAAGAGGTAATAAATTATTTAAGAGATTTTACCGATAAATATGATTTCCAATTAACAGAAGAAGATATTACTTATAGAATAACAGATAAAAAAACTAAATCTAAAAATAGATTAGTAGAAGAAATGAGACTATATAATTTATTTGAAAATAAGCATGTCCCGTTTCAATTTAAAACAGGTAGTAGTTTTATTAGAAAAGAAATTTTGGCTGGCTTAATAGATAGTGATGGTTCATATTATCATGGTTGTTTTGATTTTATTTCTAAAAGTAGAGTTCTTTCTAACGATGTAGCTTTTATGGCAAGATCGTTAGGTTTAGCAGCATATATTAAACCCTCTATAAAGAGTGCTCATAAAAAACATAGGGGTGTTTATTATAGGGTTTGTATTTCCGGAAACCTTGATATTATTCCAACAAAAATAAAAAGAAAGCAAGCAACAGCAAGAAAACAAAAAAAAGACGTTCTTGTTACTGGGATTAAAGTTGTCTCAGCTGGAATTGGGGACTATTATGGATTTGAATTAGACAAAGGAGATAAAAGATTTCTTCTTGGTGATTTTACCGTTACTCATAATACAGAAATAATTAAAGCGATAGCAGAAGAGTTTGATTGTATTTATCACAAGCTTGAAATCCAGAAGATACCTGTTGAAGAGTTTGAAGGATTTCCATATCTTGAGGATAGAGATGGAACTAAAGTTACTCGTCTTGCAAGCCCAACTGTTCTCCCACCTTCTGGTGACGACAGGGTGTGGCTTCTCCATTTAGATGAGTTCAATAAAGCTGATAGTGATAAGATGGCGGCTGTAATGAACTTAGTTCTTACAGGTGAGATTGGTGGTAGTGCAGACTTTAATTTCACTACAGGAAAATCAGAAAAATATCGTCTTCCTGAGAGGACAATCATCATAGGCTCAGGAAACTTTAAGTCACAAGAAAACACAGAGAACTTAAATCTTGTTAACCAAATGGATATAGCAACCACAGAACGATTTCACAAGATTGTTCTTCTTGAGTATGATGCAGAAAGTTGGTTAAAGAATTTTGCAATTAAAAACTTCTCGTTTAGATTCAATGGAGACAGCCATACTGTATCAAGTAGAATCGCCCCTATCCTTATGTATTTCATTATGGATAAGATGCGGGAAGAAGGAAATAGATCCCCTTTTCTAATTCCTATTTCGTTCCGTCCAGAGGAGGGGGGTGGAGAGAGAACAGCCTCACCCCGCTCCTGGACGCTTGTTTCAGATAATATGCTTCTTGATGCTATAGTTAATTTTGATAAACTTACTCCAAGCGAGTATAAGAAGTATAGTGCCAAATCAGAAGAAATGTTTGGCAACGATGAAAGAGCATTTGATATGTTCTTCCAAGACCCAGACAATCAAGTTAAATTGCTTGCAACTCAGTCAAATGAATTTGGTCTTGAAGGACATAAAGTAGTAGCTGAGATTATATCAAGATATGCTTACTTTGCTGAAAATAGAATACTTGCAGAAGAAATTCTGTTTGAGTATGAAAAAGTAAAAGAGAAAATTCTTTTAGTAAAAAATAAGACAGGGGTTATTCTTTATCTTCTTATTAGCGCTGGTTATGCACTTGATAAAGTTAAAAAAGAAGATGCTGGCGAACTTAAGAGAATAGCAGCAAGTCTCTCTACTTATTTTGAAGATACTGATATTTCATCTGAAGATTTGTGTGCTTTTATATATATTGTATACAACTCAAAAAATGAGATAGCAAAGGAAGTTCACAGCTTGCTCAATACATTTTCTAAGAGGTATAAAAATGCATTCGGTGACTTCTACCATACATCCAAAAGAGAAATTTAATAAGAAACTTGTCTTCCTTGGAAAGATGTTTTTATATAGAAAAGGAGAAGAAAGATTTATTACATTTGAAGATGAATCTAATATTATTCAACTCAAGTCTGGATATTATGATGAAGAGCATTATTTTGTAAATAACCCATATTACTATTATTGGGACAAAGAAAAGAAAACATTTCCAGATTATACAATAGAGATAAAATGAGACCAGAAAAAATAAGTAAATTAGCAATGTTCACACAGACGCAAGAGCCTCTTGTTTATCTATTCATCATCAATGCAGATTTTATTCTTGATGATGAATGTAAGATACTTCCTCCATTTGGAATGGCGGGAGTTTCAGTTAAAAATAAGAGAATAAAGTTCTATTATAAAACTAGAATGTTAGAGCTTTCAAGAGAAGAACTTTATTTTATTGTTCTTCACGAAGCACATCACATCTTCAAGAGACATCTTGATAGACATTTGGATCTGCATAAAGAAAATCCACTCATTCTCAATTGTGCAACAGATATGGTTATTAACGAGGAGATAGCTGCATGGCCTGTATCCAATTCTAAGACAGGAATCAAACCAAGAGTTATAGAAGATTGTCAGAGATTAGATAGGGAATATATTGATGCTAATAGAAAGCTTGGAAAACAGGCTTGGACTACTCGCAGAATATATAACTATTTAATGAACAAGGAAATTAAGAAAGAAAACCTTCTTTATCCTGGTGCTTATGTTAGAATTAAAGGAACAGATACTTACGGACAAGTTGAGGATAAAGTTGAAAAGCCAGTTAACTCTTATAAAGTTGGCACTATGTCAAAAAGTGATTTTGAAAATGAAATTATGGGTGGTAAGAAAAAACCACATCAGTCAGGAGTTTTTGATATAGATGAATTAATTCCTGTAGTAAGAGGTGGGCCTGCTTATGGAAGACCTAAAGAAGTAGATTTTGAGGTAGAACATATTGATCCTGTAGATACTCATTTACCACAAGAAGAGTTAGATGATATAGAACAAGAAGTTCTTGCGAAAAAGATTTTTGAACAAGCAAAAGACATGGCAGATAAAAGTTCCAAAGGAGCTGGAAATACCGCTGGTCATTTTCTTTCAAGTATTGAAAAACTTTATATACCTAAAGTAAATTGGAAGAGAGAGCTTAATAAACATCTTAATTTATTCTACTCAAATAACTGTAAGACAAAATCTAAACGAGAAAGTTTTATAACTTATCCTTGGAATCCAAAAAGTAGATATGGAATTTTATGTAAGCATACAATAGAAGAGGTTGGTAATAAACAAAAATATATTATTATTGCTATTGATACAAGTGGTAGTGTTTTCTATGACAAGAAAGAAATGCAAACATTCTTTACTGAGATTGAAGCAATGGCTAAATGGTTTGAGTTTACTAAAGAAGGAACTATACTATCAATCCAATGGGACTCTGAGATTGCAGAAGGGTTAAAGGCATATCAAAAAGGTGATTGGAAGAAATATGAATTAAGAGGTGGCGGTGGAACAACACCACAAGTAGTTTTTGATTATCTAACTGAGATATATGAGAAAAAAGGTAATCATTATGTAGTCAAACAAGATAAGGTTAAGTTTTCTATAGACGATCCAAAGAAACTTCCATTCGTAGTAGTTCTTACTGATGGTTATTTCTATTCAAAACTTAAAAAGAAGAACTTAGGGGTTTATAAAGATTGTGTAAATAATGTTTTGTTTTTTACAAAGAGTGAAGGTTCATTAAGTAAAAGCATGAAGAGGATAGTTTATGAGGGATAAAAATAAAAGTGATTGGGAAGATGCTGCTTGGGAAAAAGATTACGCACAAGCGTTAGGAGTAAAGCCTAAGCCACGAAAAGAGAAGCCAACTATGCGAGATTCTGGAATATTAGTACGTCTTGGATGGACAGGATTGGGTATTCTTATTCTTGCGATAAATTGGGCTGCAACAAAATATTACTTTTTTCCTATTACTAATACACCTCCACCAAAGAGTGAACTGGTTCTTGCTTTGTTGTCTATTCCTATGTTAATTGTTCCAGTAGGTGAATTTTTCTGGATGCCATTAGCGACAGGATTAGCTGTATTATATGGCATTTGCTATGGACTATTTTATAGATTACCGAAATGGATAGCTACTGGTAAATAAGGAGAACTATGAAAAAGAAAAACGATTGGGAAGATATTGCTTGGAAAGAAGATTTTAAACAAGCATCAAAAGAATGGGGAGTTCCATTACCAGAGCCAAAACCAAAAAAACCTCTTTTATTTAGGCTAAAAATTAAATGTGCTAATAAGTATGGATATGGCGAGTATTTTACTGCATTTTCTAAAATCCTTTTGATTGTTGCTATAGTTGGTTCTATATCTGGACTTGGTGTTTGGGGTGGTATTAGACAATGGCAATGGCATGATGAAGTAGTATGGGGAATAAAAGTTAACCATCGTACTATAAAAACACCATATCGTTTTATCAGTACTAGTAATCCATATATGGATTTTTATGAAGAAGGTGATAAAGTTCCTTATATAGTAAGAAAACGAATAATGAAAAACCCAAAGCCTTGGATGGAATCATATGATAGTAGGCATTTGGGATGGGATTATTCAAATGGGCCTGTGAGATTAGATTTAGAAGAGATAGAAAAAAATATGAATGGAATGTAATTTGACAATTATTTTCAAATATGATATAATGAAAAAAAGAAAAGGTGGTGAATAATGGCGAAGAAATCAAAAAAAGAGATACTTTTAGCAAGAAAAGAGAAAGACGACTTAGTTAGGCTTCCAAGTGACGAGCATCCTGAATGCGATATTATGGTTGACTATATAGAAAACAACTATCCCGATGATATCGTTGGCTGTGTTATTCCACAAGGATATAAGCTTGCCGCGGTTCTTCTTCATGATGATCAAAAGAACTCAAGGAATGATAAATGGGATTTTGTTATCTTTGATATAGCAGACGACATAGGTGATGTTGGAACTATAACACTTGATAATCTTGATAAAGTTGGTTCTTTAGAAGGTGGAGAAAAGAAGCTTGAAGTAATCAAAAAAATCAGTGGTTACTACGAAGAAATTATTCAAGAGTCCATTTCTGTAATAAGGAAGTATAAAGGCAAGGGGCAATAAGATGGGTCCAGGTTTAGAGACATTATTAATATTATGGACTGTTTTTCATGCTTTATTTGTACTTTTTGCTACAATGTATAAATACTCAAGTTTAATGGAGAATGATAATTATATGTATGAAAACCTTTTTGGAAATAATAGAATAACATTTCTTCTCACAGTTGTTCCAATAATCCCAGAGGTTCTTACTTTTCCCTTATGGATAGTAAAATTAATCTATTTTTTAATTAATAATACTATTAAAAATATTCGTGAACACTATAAAGATTTCACCAAGAACTTACCACAGAAACCAAAAAAGGTTAAGAAAGAAATAGTAGTAGCCGTAGACCAAGATTACATTAATGCTTTAAAAGAACTTAACAAAGAAATACCAAACATTCAAGCATAAAAAAAGCCTCCCGAAAGGGAGGCTTTATTATTGATATAAACTTAATTATATTCTAAGATTGCTTACGGTAAGCTTCCCGTAATGCCATTGTCCTCTAACTACTTTATGAAGAGCGTATCGTGAGAAGAATCCACGAATACTATTGAAGTTGTTAGGATCTGTTACCAGACCTGACACCCAGTTTACATATGGTGCGTAAACTACACCAGCACCGTAAGTGCTATTTGTGCTCTTGTATCCAAGTAGAACTTCATCTGTGTTTCTGTTAGGATCAACAAAAACTTTCAATCCACTTCCAAGTTGTCCAGCTTCAAACACGTTAAATGTTCCGCCAGCAATCTCACCCTTAAAGTCAGGTAGCATGTTAAATACTGCCGCTATTTGTGGTGATACAACTGCCCAAGAAGCAGGTCCTTGTCTATTGTAAGAAGCGATTTTCGCGCTTATTTGATAGATTTTTTGAGTCATAGCTCTATGTCTATCAAGGTAGTTACCACTTGCATTGTTTCCAGTGTTAGGGCTGTCAGAAGTCCAGTCATGGAGGAATGAAAGTGAAGATTGAACTTGATCACCAATAAATCCTATGATTTCACGGTCGATTTCATAATTCATTTCCATAGAAGCAACCTTTACAAGTTCTCCTTCTACATCAATCTTGTGATAAGCTCTCATATCTTGTTCAGCTTCTTTTGTCCATCTAATTTTCAACTTACGTTCGGTTGTTTCTACAGTTTCACTACCAATTGAGAATTCCATCTCAGGAATATCATCTGATGCTTCTTGATTATATACAAGATATGCAGTTACAGAATCACCAGCACTCCAAGGAGAGTTAGCGTTATTTTCATCTCTAATGTGAATATCTCCAGTATCAAGAGCATAATATGTATTAGCTGTAGAAGCCCATGCAGGTGCTCCTGAAGCATAAGCTTGTAGAACAGTTGTGAACCGAGTTCCGTCAGCATTATCATAAACTTCAATTCTTTTAAGTGTGAAGCCAGTCTTAGTATCACCTAAGAAAGTAGAAATCTCAACTCCACAATCAAATATTGTTGAATCTCCAGATGCTGAAACAGTAGCCACATAAGGCCCTATTTTCTCACTTGTATACCAAGTAGCATAAGCAGGAGAACCTTGTTGGATAACACCTGTATACTCATCATCAGCAGTGACTCCACCCTTGGTGTTTGTAAAGTCATATCTAATATAATAGATAACACCAGTTCTTGCTTGGATAGGTTGGATTGAAACCAACTTATTAGCAATAAGTGTAGGATAAACACGTCTGATTATTGGGAATAAAATTCTTGGAATTAAGTTACTACCCGCATCTGTTGAAATTGTAGGTGCTTCATTAAGCTCTTCGTCTTCGTTAAGAACGTTGCTTTCAAGCCATCCCTCAGAAACTTGATTGTTGGCCATCATTTGATCGTATGAACTTTCAAGAATCAATGAAGTATTATATTTTTGTTCGTAATCATCAATATCTTCAGTTAGCCATTCCCATCTATTAATGAGTCGTTGCTCTTCAGCATCTCTTGCGTCTTTACTCATAAAAGGCATTCTAATTTTCCTCCGTTTATTTTTTTTTCTTTTCACAGGTTACCTTTACACATACCATTTTTTTATAGTTTTATGTATAAAAAAGTAAAGCAACCTAACTATAGGTTGCTTTACTTATATGATTTAGTGATTAATCTACTTAGCTCTATTTTTAATTATGTCCCTAAGAGAATTCTTAGACCCTACTTTTTCATCTTCGGCTCCCTCTTCACCTTCTTTTATGTAAGTATCAAAATCTTCGTCAGTATCTTCATTTTCGTCCTCTTCATCCTCATCTTCTTCGTCCTCTTCATCCTCATCTTCTTCGTCCTCTTCATCCTCATCTTCTTCGTCCTCGTCTTCATAATCCTCAGCATCATCTTCGTCTTCATAATCCTCAGCATCATCTTCGTCATCTTCATCAAGTCCTTCTAAGTTCTTAATAAGTTCATAGAACTGTTCAGTAATCTCTTCAGGTCCACCTTCATCAATAAGTGAAATAATTATGTTCTGAGTTTTTTCAGAATAAGGTGCTACCAACTCAGCAAGAGTTTTTGCTCCTTCATTAATCCTTGCTTCCTCTTCAAGTTCTTCTACCTTCTCTTTAAGAGTTTGAAGTTCATTGGCATATGTGTTGCCAAGATAGTCTTCATCAAGCGTAGGAGCAACAAGTTCTTTAATGCTTTCAAGCACTTGTAGCTCAGGATTATTTTCGTATGTTTCTGCGAGCACTTCTGCTCTGATTACATCTTTAGCTTCTTTCAAAGCGTCAAGAAGTTTTCCAGCAAATTCTTCTTTAAGCCCTTCTCTATATTCTAGATTAGCTTCTTCCAATTCCTGGATCAACTTTTCTTTTTCTTCTTCAACCTCTTCCATTAAAGAAGCAGTTACTTCTTCCTTCCACGCTTCAAGCTTCTCTCTAAGAAGTGTTTCAGCTTCCGGTGTTAAATCTTCATTAAGAATATCAACGGTTTCTTCATTATCTGCCATTTAGTTTTCCTCCAAATAAATTTTTCTATTACAGTAAATATATGACATTAAGGCGGGTTCCCTTTCGGGAATGTTATGTCGTTATAAGTATCTTTCCCATTCACAAAAAAAGGAGCCATTTGGCTCCTTTTGTATTATTTTCTCATAGCTCTTAACTTTGCCATTTCATCATCATCACTTTCACCATCACCATCATAATCTTTATCATCACCTTTCTTCTTAGATTTTTTCTTTCCACCCTTAAGCTCTTTAATCTCAGCTTTAAGCTCCTTAATTTCATCCTTAAGCTTACTTACTTCATCTCCACCCTCTTTCTTTTTTTTCTTCTTCTTCTTTCCACCCTCATCTCCTTCATCACCCATTTCTTCTTCTCCATTATCTACTTCTTCCTCATCTTCCATCTCTTCTATTTCGGTATCTTCCCTCATTGCCTTACAGTAATAACTCTTGTCAGAGTTCTTACCATTCTTATGTGCATCATATGTTTTCTTATCTTTAAAAGATTTACCACACAGATTGCAGGGATATTCACCATCGTCTTTACTTTTTTCTTCTAAATAATCCTGTCTATCTTTTGTTCCAGAATTCAACAGGATATCATTTATATTTTTATTCATTTGTTTCTCCTTATAGTTCAAACACTTCTGACCAAACTTCGCTGAACTTTGTAGTTCCACCAAGAATAATACTGGTATGATTCTCAAGTTCTTCTTTTACGTAGTTTGGAAAGGATTCCTGTGATGGGTCAAAAACTATATCAATAGCTTTCATACGATAACCAGATTTTACATTTACATATCCAGTTCCTTCCTTAACAAGTGGTCCGTTATATGGCTCAACGCTTCCAACACCTCTGGTAGATACACCTAAACGAACATTAGCTTCCATCAACTCTCTAAGAGTTCTTCCTGGCTCTGTATTTAAGGCTTCTGCCTCTCCAAGAACAGCACCATCTTCTGCTATATGTAATTTAGTGATAACGTGTGAAATACCTTTAACATTTATTTTAGGTGTTGGTGGATGGTCAAGTTCACCAACTAGTCCTCTATTTGTAATAGTATCACTAGCTGAATTTATGGCTTCTTCCATTACGCCACGAGTATAAATTCTTTTGTTTTTATTGGGATGATCTACTCTTGAGAAAACTCCTCTAAGAAAGAATTTTTTATTCCCTTCTTGTTCTCCTTCAACGAGTTCATATCTTTCAATAAAACTAAAGTCTTCTAAAAACATTTGTTCCATTACTTACTCCTCTTGGAAAAGTCATTAAAGTTCTTTGCCATTTTTACTCTTTCTTTCCAATCAGCTTTCTTGGCTTTCATATGAGCTTTTACGTTTTTCTTTTCATAGGCTTCTGTTTCAGCAGCAGATTTTCTTAACCTTGAAGTTTTTAATGCTTCAGGTTTTGATGCTGTTTTAGCAGCGTTTTTATCAATTTGCTTTCTTAAAGCTTTAAGTCTAGAAGTCGCTGCTTTAAATTCTTTCAACGCACTTGCTATCTTATCCTTATCGCCCATGCCACTCATTAGAGGTTTCTTAATCTTTTGTGCTTGATCTACAAGCTTGTCATGTTCGATTCTCCATTGTCTAACGTCTGGAGAAAGGCTTTCACCTTTTATTTTTCTAACCTTTCCATAAGTAATCCCCTTTTCAGCTTTATCAATAGCTTTTTTAACGTAAGTATCAGACTCTTTTTCTTCTTTAATAAGTCTTAGAAGCTCATCGAATTCAACATCATCTATTGTTTCTTTAACGTTCATTCTATGTCTCCTTATAGTGTTAAGATAGCTATTGCTTCTTTCATTACACTTGGGTTTGTTCCTTCTTCAATTCCCTTACCTACTCTTGCAATTAAATCCTCAAGTTTTTTCTTAATATCTTCATCTTCAATCTTCTCTGCTATGCTCTTAAGCTCACTAGCAACTTTCTTCATACTAATTGCTTCTACTTCAGGAGCCTTATCTTTCTTCTCTTTTTTGTCATCGCCTTCGTCCTCATCACCCATATCCATATCTTCTTCGTCATCTGCTTCTGCAAGATATTCCTCTCTCATTTCAGCAAGGTCAAATTTCTCAAAAAGCATATCAATGCCTTTAATAAGAAGACTCATATCTTCTCTAAGGTCTTGAGACGCAAGAATTGTTTTTCCGAACAATGTCTTTCTGTCTCCAGCATCAAGATAGAAAATTTGTGGATAATCTTCAAGAAGTGCTTTGAACTTTTCAGTTCCTTCTTCTACGTCTTCAATAAGAGTAGCTGCTGCTTCTTCAAAGTTTTCTTTAAAACTTTCTTTCTTCCAAAGATCATTAGCTTTCTCTATAGTTGTTCTACTAACTATAGTTGATGATTCAGTTTCTACAAGAGAAACATTAACTGGAGTTTTCCAGTCAAAAAGTTTAATGTCTGTTAATGGATGAGAAGTAAGTCTTTCCTCATAAAGTTTGAAGAAATTTTCTCTTCTAAGCTCATCTATTGCTTCTTCATCAATAACATCTTTAACTTGAGACCAATCAACTGTCTCTGAAAAATCTTTAGTAGCCATTGAACCATTAATAAGTTCAGAAACATAACTCTCTTGATCCATTACGTTTTCTTTGTATGAGTCAGCAAGCTCTACAGCATTACCTTCCTCATCATCAAAATACTCATAGATTTTATCTCTAAAACTATTTTCTTCTCTTTGCAGTTCAACTTCCTCAAAGTTTTCTATTCTAAGTTTAAGTTCTTTTGCGTTGAAATCATAATCAGCAATATAGAACTGTCCTCCTTCATGGTCAAGAAGAATCAATGAATCTTCATACATATTCACAAGAACTGCATTAGATGAAGAGTTCACTACTGATGCTACTACTTTTTGCATACTATCGTTTGAGTATAGATTTAAGTTCTCAAATTCTTTAAGCGTAAATGCGCTCATATCATTTCCTCCGTTTTTATAGTTCTACTTCTGTAGAATCTATTTCTTTTTCTTTTATTCTTAAAAAAGAAAAATCAGGATATTTTTCTTTAATCCCTTTCTCTCTCTTTATATCTTTATCTTTAATGTTGTCATGATATGGTTCATCCCATTCCATAATCAACTTTAATTTTTCATTAAAATAATCAACAAAATAAGTTGTTCCTTCTATTTGTTTTTCACCACCATTAGTTGCATAAAAACCACTTGTGTTGTTTTTCATATCAAACAGATTAAACCACTTACAAGCATTCTTATTAAAATTAACAACAATACCATTTTCAATAACTCTTTTTTTAGCAGAATCACTCATCCTTTTCTTTTGCTCTTCTGTTCTTTTAGAACCATAGTTAGGATTATTTTTTCCCCTTTAATCTAGGTTTTCCAGTTCTACTTAATCTACTTTTTTCTATAGATTCTTTACTTAATTTTCTACCTTTTAAAGATTCACTTAACTTTCTTTTATGTTCCTCAGATAGTTTTCTCCCTTTCTTTATTTCACTCATTTTATTTTTAGTTTCTTCTGTATGTTTCTTTCCATACATTGGATTTTTTTCTTTAGAAACATTTCTACTAAATGAACTACTCACTTATCCTCCGATATATTTGTCTACCTTTCTCTTGAAAGGTTTAACTGTTCCATTAGCAACGTCTTCAATTGTTAGTTTTATAAAACTAACATCATCGTTGTAATATTTTTGTTTAACGTCCTCTTTCAATGAAAGATTGACGCACTTGGCTGTTACCCCATCTGTCTCTACTACCTTAATAAAGTCACCTCTTGAAAGGTTCTTAAAAAAGTTTGCCATTTTGTTTTGTTCTTTTATAAAAACTGATTTATCTCGACGGGAAACTGCTAAAGGTTTTGTAAAAACTTTATCGCCAAATGAAATATTCCTTTTTTCTTTTGGAATACTGCTGTCTGGGTAGACAGACTTAATTATTTCAAAGATCTGATTTTTCTCAAAGCGTGGAAAACGTTCCTTTAGTTCATCTAAAAGAGTGTTTATTGTATATTTTGAACGTTTATTCCTGTCCACTTCACTTCCCTATTATCTTTACTCATTTATCATAATGGTCTTAGTCTTATATTTAGTCTCACCATTTACTTTTTTTGATTCATATATTGCAGCACTTGCAGTTCCACTTCCATTCTTAAATTTAATACCACCAAATTCATTGATAATAAATTGCCTTCTTATATTATTTGTGTTAGGTTCTGTTTCACTCTTTATAAAAATATCACCTAGATCTTCTCTTAGTTGATTCCATTCCTTAATATTTTGGATTGGTTTCTCATTATTCTTCTCATTGATATATTTAAGTATCTTAAAGAAATCTTTCTTATTTTCCATAATAAATTCCTTCCCTAAGTTTTTCAATATAGTGCTAGCTGCTATCTCTTCTGGGGTTGTTGGAACAACTCCTCCTTCTGGAGTTGTGCCTTCAGGTGGTGCTACTCCTGGCTCACCAGCTTCAGGTTGTGGCATTCCAAGAGGCTCTTCTTCACCAGGAGGTAATGGCGATTCTGCACCAGTGCCTGGAAGACCTGTTGCTCCAGGAACTTCTTCACCAGGAGGTGCGTTCTGTGCTTCTAATCTTCTATAAAGTTCTATGTCAGCAATCTCAGCATCAGATAGTTTAAGTATATTCTTAAGCATCCATTGATTGCTAAAAATACTAAGTTGTTGTATGGAAGCAAGCAAGTTCATTTTTTGACCCATAAGGTCTATTTCTGTGATTTCTTTTATATTTGAAGGTGGAGTTAATTCAATTTCAAATTCATTAAGCTTCTCTTTCTTATACCCAGCAAAAAATAATTCTAGCGCTGCTATTTTATTAAGACCTTTAATAACTTGAGCCTGTATGCGCTCAATAAAACGTGAGAACTTAATATCTAACTGACTTAGACTTCCCCTACTTCTATCAGCTTCATCACCCATATATGCAGGTGGAATATTCATTGTTCTTAAAATCTTATCTCTAAAGTATTTCATATCATCAATGTTGTGAAGTGCTTCACCACCAGCTAGTGTTTCAATTCTCGTTCCTTGATTTCCTTCTCTAACAGGAACAAATATATCATTAGTAATAGAAAGCATACGAGCCTTCTTATTAATGTTTCCATTTTCATCTATAAAAGAAGAAGTTCTATAAGCATTCTTTACTTTTTCTAAAAACCTTTTAGCTTCTATCTTATTGAGATTTCCTACATCAATATAAAATACTCTACGTTCAGGTGCTCTTGATAAACGATACACAAGCATTACATCTTCTAAAAGATTTAACCTTCTATAAGTTTTTAAACCTGAGTATAGTAAGCTTGCTCCATATGGAGCAAAGCCTTTGTTTTCTATTTTGAAGTGAATGATTTGCCAAGGTTGAAGCTTGTAAATAACATCTTCACTACCACTCTCATATCCATATCTACTACTTTCTTTACTTTTTATACTTTCACCTTTTTCTTGTGTCTTGTATGTATAGTAAGAAAGTCTTCCATCTTCTTCTATTCTATCTACTTTCTCTGGATCTAAATATCTTAAGAACATAATATTTTTAGGGTTTTTATAATCATTAACTACTACTTCATAAAAGTTATCACCCATCTTACAAGTCTCAAATAAAACAGACCAAAGTTCATTATTCATATCAAGCTTATCTATAAATAGCTCTTCTAATGTAGTTTTAATTTCTTCATCATCTGAAAATATTTTAATAGAATTTCCATCTGGATTTATTTGTGAACCATCATCAGCTACTATTTCTAAACCTCTATGAATAAACTCAGATGTATCCATCTCTTTATAGTAATCATAACGAATTTTTCTTTCTTTGCCTTTGCTATCTTCTTTATCAAATAAACTAAAACCTATCTCTCCCATCCCATCATCAGTAATATAAATCTCACCTTTCTTTGGTGGATTTTCTGATTTCAAGTCGGGTTTTAAATTTTCTAACTGGTTGATTTTAGTTTGTATTCTTTCTGGTTCGCCAGCTTTTGGCAGGACTTCCTTTCCGTTTATTAATGGCGTAACGCTATCCTCCCAGGAAGTAGATGCTCTATACTACATTCCTTTATTAGATTTACGTCTATTTTATTTATTTTAGATGAATTTTCTGCTATAGAAATCAGACGTAGATTATTTATATTCCAACATTTCTTAAATTCATCATCTTCTATACTTTTATAATCATAAGCAGATATTGGTATAATATGATCTATTGAATTATTAGATAAATCTTCAATAGTATTTATGCCAAAATGTTCTATTAATTCTTTAGCTCCATAACCAAGAATATTCTCCCACTTTCTATTATTTTTACTTTTACCAACTCTTTTTAAACTATATCTCACAGCGCTACTAACCCTACTACTTATGTGGTCTTGTAATGTATTTAATCGCTTTCTTTTATCTTTATGTGTCTTTCTATATTCTCTTGCTTTTAAAATTCTTGTTTCTCTATTTTCTAAATATCTTCTCTCATTATCTTTTTTATAACATTCTTTACAACGAGAATCTAATGACTTCCAATAATCTTCAATTTTTTTTGTTTTGCCACAACCATTACAAACTTTTAAACCATTTTTAAGTAACTTATAATATTTCTTTTTCTTATCACCAAAGATATTATTTTCTTTATATATTTTACCACTCTTTATCCAACATTTTTTACAGCTATTTCTATAACCATCAGACATTTCTCTTCTCTTATAAAAATGAGTTAGTTCCTTCGCTTCGCCACACTTACTACATACCTTAATCATCTTAACTCCTATTCTTCTTCTTACTGGTTATTCTTTCTATTACTTTTTCCGCAGCATTATATCTCTTATCTATGTTCTTATTAGCTATGTCGCCAACTTTTTTCTTATGGCTTCTTTCAATCTTACCACCCCTTGCCAAAAGTGTATCACGCTTGCGTCTTAACTTTTCTATTCTTTCAAGTTGATCGGCACCTAGGTCTTCTTTCCCATGATACTCAATCATCTTCTTTTTTTTCTTTCTAGTTTTTTTACTATAATATTTCATTTATAAAATTCTCTATATTATTTTCTAACTTCATTGTTTTCTTAGGAAGTTTCTT